CTACATATGTCATATAAAACTACTTTTTCTTCATCTTTATTCTGACGGTTTATTAATTGTAAAAATTTATTTAAACAATTCATTTGACCATTCTTAATTACAATATTATTTTGTATATAATCTATTAAAATTAGATTTTCATTACTTCTAATTAATAAATTATATTGATTTCTAATATTGTATTTATCATAATGATTGTTTTCATTAACAATGTTAGTTGATTTAGAATTTCTATTTGTAGAAGTGGTAATAGTTCCTCCAAAATGATATCTAATAATTTGTAATATATTAGTTCTACATTGGGTTAAACAAATACCAGATTGAAAACCATGTGTTATTTTTCTAATAAAAATACATCCATCTCCATCTATAAACCCAGAAATATATGATGGATGAGGTGGATTAATTTTAAATCTTTCCAAATGTTTTTGATTATCGGTCTGTATATCTTCGGATAGCATCGTTGTATATTGTATCATATACACTAGTCTTTAATATAGTTTCAATTTTAATATTATAATTTTAAATATTATACTATTAAATGTATAAAAATATGAAATAAAATGACACGATATATGGTGTTTAATTTGAGTAAGCTAAACCTCCCCAGGTGAGCTTATTCATGCACAAATATTTATATTTGAGCTTGGACTATCCCTTAAGTTATCATTGAAAGTTGCTAACTTTCTCAAACCCATTCCATTATAGTCTCTGAACCTTCTCCATATGCTTGCAATATCGCACTTAGGAGCTTGGCTGCAGATTGTCCAATCCTTTTCGTTTTTACTATGCCCTAGGTCATTACCCCGGGTATTCAATATGCTTTCACATAATGAAGTAGTAGAAAAGGCTATTAGGATGTTCCCGCAATTTAGAAATGTTGCCTTCATTTGACTATTTAGTCAAACTAAGACTAGCTGGTTATATAATACATTCGCATGTTTCTGAATGTATATTTGCTTTACACAGTTTATCCACATTAGGAAGCAAATATCTAATATGGCTGCCAACTGTTGGGCACAGGAGAATTTAATGCCCGACATAATTCTTAGCACGTTATAATTGGTGGCATAGACACGCACCTTGGCAGTCTTGGTGCCCTCAACGGTGGCGTTAGACAAGACCAATTGAAGTGTGGCGTTATCAATTCTGGAGAAGTTGCAAGTTCCGCTTGGTTGGTGCTCTTCAGGGCGGAGAGCGAATGAGTAAACGTTAATACCTTCATCGGGGCAACGGGTGTGGGCTTGGTAAGGTTGGACCCATGAGAAGTAGGTTCCTTCACGCTCAGAGAAGCGATCTTGGCCGTTAAGTTGGAGCTTAGCGGTGACGACGGGGTTTTGGCCCCAGCAGTGCATATCCAAAGAGGATTCAGTGAGGACGAAAGTGCCGGCATCAGAGACACCAGAGTTATCAAGGTGGGGACCGTTTTGCAAAGCAACAAGGGCAGCAGCAGCAGCAGCAGAAGTGGGGTCAAGAGCAGCACCACTGTAGTTTGGTGGAATACCTCCAAAGTTGGGCTCATTGTAAGGATTGGAAGGTCCGTGCCAGTATCCAGTGAAACCAGCAGGGATATCGTAATCAAGAGCACCAGCATCATTGAAAAGACCAGCGGCATCAATGTAAGCACGGGAGTCAGAAGCTACAGCAGCAGGACCTCCGAAAGCATGGATGGCGTTGGGAAGAGCATCAATGGCATCAGTGTAGTTGAAGGGTTGGGCACCAAGAACCTTGAACAAGAGAGCATCACAAACAAGGGATGAGCAATAGTCAACGTTTTGATCGGGTTGGACAACCCAGATAAGCTCCTTAACGGGGTGGTTGAAGTTGAGCTTGATCTTGTTACTGGAAGAACCAACGGATTCATCACCAGTGAATTGAAGTTGGGTAATCAAGTATTCGTGAGGATTTTGGGCGAATCTTCTGCGTTCATCAGTGTCCAAAAACACATAATCAACGTACAAAGAGGCGGCAACCAAAGATTGGTTGTAGGCAATAGCAGCAGGAACTGGGCGGCCTGGAGCATATTGTTGACCAGCAGCACCAGCAATACCGCCAGTGGATTGGCAGGAAAGACTGGTAACAGCCCACAAGCACTCATCAATAGGGCGGATATCAAGGTTAATCTTGACTTCGTGGTATTGGAGAGCAATCAAGGGGAGGGCAAGACCAGGGTTGGTGCAGAACCAGAATTGGAGAGGAACGTAGAGGGTGGTCTCAGGAAGGGCGTTACGGGGAGCGCAAACTTGACGAGGAGCCAAGGAGTCGCAAGGACCATCAACCTCAGAGAAAGAAGGATCGGTGATGAAGGTGAGTTGGGTGACGTTACCAATCATCTTGAAATAACCACGCTCTTGCTCAGCAGTCATGGTAAGTTGGTTCCAGATGTGCATCCAGTCACCATATTGACGATCAATTCTTTGACCACCAATCTCAACCTCAACTTGAGCAATCAATTGCTCACCGGGGAAATCCAACCAACGAGCATATACTCCAGAACCTGCGCCAGCGGCGAAGGAAGCAATACCCATAAGTTGGTTGATTTCGGGTAAAGTTACTTGCAAATAAGTTCTGTAAGCAAGATCGCCGTTTCTGCTGATGGTGCATTGGACTCTTCGTCCGAAATCAGCTTGACCATTGAATGTTTGTTCAATAGATTCAATAGCAAAGTTAGTATATCTACGATAAGTAACTTTCCAGAAAGTAATTTGAGGATTACCTGTAAGGTAAACATCTTGAGCTCCGTAAGCCACGAGTTGCATTAATCCGCCTCCCATTTTATACATTCCTAAAAGAAAAAAATTTTGTGAAAATATAATTAATTAATTTATTTTCATAATTAATTAATCGAGTTATGCCTACATTTTAAGATAATATATTATTAATATTTGTATTATCCTTCATAAATATAGATAAATATGTTTCATCAAACACTTCTTTTTTTCCTTCATGATTTTTGGTAAAAACATATGCATTATGTTTCTTTTTTATTGACCAACCATTATCCAAAGCATTGTATAAAAAAATCATTTTCTGAAACTTTATTTTATCTATTTCTATTTGCTCATTTTCTATTTTTACCTCTATATCCATTAATTTACTAAATGAAACTAATATTTGTATTTTAACTATTATATCATTTTTCTTCTATAAAATCTTGAAAAGTGTTTTTCTTCGGTTTCTAAACAATTTATATTTGTTTTAACTATGTTTCCATCTCCATCAGAATAGTATATATATTGAATCTTATATCCTTTTTTTAATGGTAATGTCTTCATAATTTCAATACAATTATTACAAGGCTTACTTGATTGTAATTTATTTTTTGATGATAATCTTATTACAAATAAATTTACTAACTCTGCTCTTTTTTTATTATGTAATGGTTGAAGTTTGTTTATAGCATCGTGTTCAGCATGAATACCTGGTCTTACTCCTTCACTATCTCCCATTTGATTTATTCCATAACTTAATATTCTAACCTTTGTCAAATCCCCCTTTCCCTTGTAAAACGCACGACACATGATTATAATGTCCGCACAAACATGGATTTATATTTATTGAACCATTCTCGTATAATTCAACATCTGAATTTACCGGTAAACAAAATCTCTTAATAAACATCTTGTCGATTAAACTTAGCATTTTATTTAATGTATATATTTTTCTATTATTTTTAAAATATTTTCAATTTTAATTTTATTTTTATTTTTCTTATGAATTTTATATTATATTTTTTTAAAATTAAGAATTAAACATTTACATGGATTGTTATATATATTAATGCCATCTTTTAAACCTAAGGCCACTAAAAAAATTAAAATTTGTAAAAAATATTCTACTACATTGGACGGTAAACACAAAGAATTCGTTAATGAATTTGTTAAAGACGAATTTGATATTATTCCTAAATTAAAAGAAGAACGTTATATTCTTAAAAAACAACTAGAAGATACTACGGGGATACCAATTGAACAAATTATGGAAATAAAAGACAGAATCAAAGAAATTACCGAAATAATTAAAGAATTAAAAGGTAAGAAGAATAACTATTTTTTGGATAATTCCAAATATATTTTTGAATATTTTGAAAACAAAAAAAGCATTAATAATGTTGAAGACTCTAGTAAAGTCATTACTTCTAAAAATCAACTACTTTTTAATATTTTTAAGGTTAAACATGATGATTCTGAAAAAGAAAAGAATAGCCATGAAAATAAAAATAAGAATATTGTCCAAAAATATTTAAGTAATGTTGATGAATCTTTTCTTGATATGAACGCATTTATTAGAGAAACTGATATTTGTCAAGCATGTTACAAAGGTGAAATGATTCCTCTTGATGATGAGGGAGTTCTTATATGTAATATATGTTCAGTAAATGTTCCTTATTTAATTGAAAATGAAAAACCTAGTTATAAAGAACCACCAAAAGAAGTTTGTTTTTATGCATATAAAAAGATTAATCATTTTAAGGAAATTCTTGCTCAATTTCAAGGCAAAGAAACTACACAAATTCCAGATGATGTTATTGAACAAATACAGCAACAAATCAAAAAAGAAAGAATTGGTCTTGAACAACTAACACATCATAAAACTAAAGAAATTCTAAAAAAATTAGGATTTAATAAATATTATGAACATATCGCATTTATTAAAAATAAACTTGGAATTAAACCTCCTGTTTTTAGTCCTGAATTAGAAGATACATTATGTAATTTGTTTATGGAAATACAAGCACCGTATGCTAAAACTTGTCCAGATTACCGCGTTAACTTTTTAAATTATTACTATGTGCTATTTAAATTCTGTGAACTTCTTGAGGAAACACAATTCTTACATGATATTCCTTTATTAAAAGATCGTGAAAAATTGATTGAACAAGATGAAACTTGGAAAAAAATGTGTGTTGAATTAAATTGGGAATTTATTCCTACTGTTTAATGAACCATTCTCAATTGTCTAGCAAGCATATTTTCAGTATCTCTATTATCATTTGGATTAATTTCTGTTGTATATGTTTGACTTTCACCACCACTTTGTTTTCTAGTCTTTCTTGTTTTTCTTGTTTTTCTTGTTTTTCTTGTTTTTCTTGTTTTTCTTGTTTTTCTTGTTTTTCTAGTCTTTCTTGTTTTTCTAGTCTTTCGTTTTCTTAACTTTCCACCAAATACTTGAGATTCTTGTGAGCTGCCTTCATAATCTGTATCTCCATCATCATTTATTGGTGGATTTTCTATTTCTATTATATTCATTGGTCCTGCATCGTTATAATCATCTTCTAAATTCATATCTCCTTGATTCATCATATCTCCTTGAGGCATCATATCTCCTTGAGGCATCATATCTCCTTGATTCATCATATCTCCTTGAGGCATTTGCTCGTTATATATTCTATCCATTACTTGGTCAATAACTTCATCGGAATTACCCTGCCAATTTTCTCCAAGCTCATTTTGAACTTCGTGAATCTTTCCAATTACATAATTATAATCTACATCAAAATCTTGTAATGATTGGATTTGATAATCTGATATACCTTCAGCTTTTAATAATTTAACTTCAGCTTGTGATAAAGCTCCTCCCCTCATATTCTTTTGTGTTCTTTTTTTACTTTGTTTTTTATATCGCCTAGTCATAATATATTATAATTGGATTAAAATATATTACTAAATATAATTGTGTTTATTAATTAACTAATTTAAAAACCCCCGGGAAACGAAACGAGATTGGCTCCAATTCCAAATCCTGCACCTGAACGAGCAGTTGCGCCCATGGAAGGAATATAAGTATCCAAAATGGCAAATGTGGCAGCGGCAGTCAAAGCAATCAAAGCAATCTCTTCAAGATTCAATGAACGTTTAGGAATGGCAAAGGCGGCAATTGCTACCATTAATCCTTCAATTAAATACTTAACAATACGCTTAATAAGTTCGGCAATATCAAACATACCCATCTTTATATAAAATAAAAAGAAAAAAATAATAATTTAATAAATTAAAACTTAGAACCAATTATTTACTAAAATATATAATGAGTAAAAATATTTCTTCTAAAAAGTCCTTTGAAAGAAAGGAAAAGAAAGATGGTTCTTCTAATCCTAAATACGTTGATTTATTAGATGTTGATAAACCTATTGCTGGACAAACATTTGGCTGTTTTTCGTTTATTTCTCCTGAGAAAACATTGAAACAACGCGAAATGTATTATTTTGAAGAATTCCTAAAGCAATGGGAAATGAATAAATCAATGGAAAAGTTTCATCAGTTCTTAAATTTTGTTTCTTTTAAATATAAGTTACAATTTGAGGAGGTTATTAAAGATTTTGAAACATTTGTAAAAGAAGAAAGAGAAACTATTGTTAATTCATCTATTGAAGATGATTATAAGACATTTTTGGATCGTGAAGAAGAAGAACTTGAAAAGAAATTTAATGTTAAACATAACTTCCAGACCTCTGTAAGAGGGTTTAAGGCTAGAGGAAACTTTTCCTCGCAAGAAGAGGCTGAATTGCGTGCTAAACTTTTAAGAGAAACTGATCCTAGTTTTGATGTTTTTGTCGGTCCTATCGGAACTTGGTTACCTTGGGAACCTGAAGCATATAAAACCGGTCGTGTTGAATATATGGAAGAAGAGCTTAATCAACTTGCTCATGAGAAGAAAAAGAATGAAACTATTGCTAAAACAGCATTTGAGCAGCGCGTTAAGGAAACTAAACAAAAGGCAGTTGAAGAGAATAAAAAGAACGCTGAAAAACATGGAAACACTATTACTCAAGATATTGATGCTGACGGTAACTTAGTTGGTGCTGGACATAATACAACTGAATCTACATTCGGAACAAAAGAACCTGATGCTATTTCAGTTGCTGATATACGTTCCGAACTATTTGATGGAGAAAATATTGTTGTTGGTAAAACTGATTATGGACAATCACAATTAAAGTCAGGACCTTTCGCTACTAAGAAAGATGATTAATCTCTGATTTAATAATAATAAAATTGAAATTAATATAATATAATTTATAAAAATAAAATATATTATCTGATAACTGCGATGTTAAACACTGCTATATTATTTATTAAAAATTCTGCTGAATTAATAATTATCTATTTAATATGGATTATTATACATTATTTGGCTGGAATATTATATAGTGTATTTTGCACACCGAAAACAATGATTGGGTTTATTATTTCACCATTCTTAGTTTTAACTCCCCATTGTAGAGCATTTCGTTGGATTATATATAATGGCGGTATAATTATAACTGATACCTGGATTGTATTGGGAACATGGCTTGCTACTAAACTTTGTAAAAAAATATTAACTCCTGAAAATAAATAATAAATTAATTGTGTAAAATATATTATTTATTATATAATTAAAATTGATTTGTTCTTTCTGTAATCTTTATTTTTTATTCTAAATATAATGGCACTAATAATTAAAAAAGATTTCAATTTGGGTATTAGATATAAGTTTACTAATATCTATCATGATACGTCAAATATTTATTCTGGAATTTTACATAATATTCAGAATTATCCTGAACATAGATTTATATTCATAAATGTTCAAAATGAAACTACTAATGAATTAAGTGAGCTATATAGTGTTCCAGTTTCTTGGGTACGTGTTTATATTCAAGCAATACCACAATTACCAGGATTTCTCAACCTAGAAATATCAACCTATTAGAATATAAATTAATATTAATTTATTCTTTTTTTAATGGTGGTATTAATGACCTTATTCGCATAATATCTTTTAGTGGGATTAATGCAGCATCATTATCTCCATTTCTAGTTGTATCAATAGATTTATTATACAGATTACTTTTATATATTTGTGTTGTATTTTGTACTGCTGTTATATTTTGTACTGTTGTTATATTTTGTACTGCTGGTTTTAAATTATAAATACTAATTACTTGTTTAACTAATTCACTTCTTTGAATATCTTCTGAATCTAATTTAACTAGAATTATATTTTTTAAATTTTTAACAGAATTATATTTTATAATTAAATCTTTTAGTCCATTATTAACTAATTTATCACTTTGTTCTAAATCCCCTGTAATTACCATTCTACTATTTGTCCCAATTCTTGTTAATAGCATATACATTTGATTTGGACTGCTATTCTGCATTTCATCAGCAATTATAAATGAATTTTTAAATGTTCTTCCACGCATAAATCCTAACGGGGATATTTCTATTTCTCCATTCGAAACCATATTTTTTATTTGTGTCTTTGAATAATATTCTTCAAAAATATCAAATATTGGTCTCGTCCATGGTTCCATTTTTTTATCCATTGAGCCTGGTAAAAACCCTATATCTTCTTCCACTGGAACAACTGGTCTTGTAATAATAATTTTATCTATTTTTTTTTCCTTTAAATAATTTATTGCTGAATTACAAGCTAACAATGTTTTACCTGTTCCAGCTGGACCTACACCAATAATAATATTGTCTTCCTTATTATTTAAAGCATTAACATATTGTTTCTGATTATTTGTTTTTGGTTTATATAAAATAGATAATTTATTTTCAGATGAACATTTTTTCATATATAATTCTAACTTTTTGGAATTAAATAGAAAGTTGTTATTATAAAACCATCCATTTCCAAAAGCAATAAATATAGTTAAATATAATAAAACCTGCATTATAATATAATTATAATTAATTTTAAGTATTAATTATTTTATAATAATAATTATTATTAAAAACTATATTATTTTTAATACTTCTTGACATTTTAGCAGCTGAAATATTTTCTGCTTCAGCTGCTTTTGCTATTGTTTCCCACTTACCTATAATTTGTTCTGTAGAAGTTTCTATTTTTGCAACTTTTTTACCAGTTGATGAAGTAATTTTATGTTTATGTTCGTCTCTCTTTAATAATAACCCATAATATCCCTCATTAGAACCATGTTCTGTCCATACAGTTGATTTTAAAGCATATTCACAAGAATTTAAATATTCTTTTATATCTTTTATATCTTTATCATAACACTCTTTATTTACACTTTTTTTCCATCGTTGATATTCCTCAACTAATATTGAATTTAGAATCTTTCCGCTTGGAGAAAATTTACATACTTGAAATAAAAATGTTTCAACGTCACTATCGATTAATTTTTTTTTATATTCAATAGGTTTAAGTTTAACTCCAATATAACCATATACTATTTGTTCTTTATTTTGTATTGTAAGTCTTGATGGCTTAAATCTAGTATCTAAATAATTTTTTAAAGCATGAAAAACTTCTTTTTTTGGTTTTATTTTACTCCAAATTCTATATTGACCTTCCATATTAACACAAGATTCTTCAACATCGGGACGAATAATACACATTGTATTAATAAATTCATTAAATTTGTTAGTTTGTTCGTCTTCTGGTAATAGAGGGGTTTGATATACTGATTGATTTTCTTTTTCTATATTTTCCAATAATTCTTTTTGTTTATTTAATTTTTCTCTTAATTCAAATATTTCTAGAGTTTGTTTTGTAATAGTTTCATTTTGGAGAATTAATTGATTTTTTATTTCCTCATTTTCCTTTAATAAATCTGCATTTTGTTGTAATAAGCTGTTAAAATTATCAATATTATACATTTTCTCTTGAATTATTTCTTTGATATATTTTGTTAGTTTATCAATTGTAAAATTTTCATTATTATATGCAATTATTTCTGTTTTATTTTTTCCATTAATTTTAATAGTTCTAATTTGTTTTTTAATTTGTGTATGATATTTAATAGAATTTTCTATTTCAACTTTATTTTGTACTTTAAATGCGTCTAATAAAATAAAATTTTTATAATTTTTTCTATGATCAAGAACTCTGTTATATAAATTATTTGTATGTCCAAATTTCAATAATAATTCATTTGACTCGTTTGTATCATCAACTTTACCAAAATATACACATTCAGTATTAACTGGAAATTGTTTAATAATTGTTTCTTCAATTGCCTTTTGTTTTTCTTGTTCATTATTAATTTTATTTTTTAAAAGTTGTTCTCTTAAATCTTGAGTTTCTTCTTGAATTGTATGTTGTAAAATTTCTTCTAAATTAATATAATAATTATGAATTTCATCAGCTTTTTTTGTTCCAGATTTTAAACAAAATCTTTTAAACGAATTAATATTTAACATATAATTTTCCTTGTTATGTCCTCCATGGGATTTTGTATCTTGCTTATCTATTTGGTTAAGCAAGTTTAACTTAATATAATCTGTATTTAAAATAAAATATTTTTCTAATATTCTTAATGCTTTTTGTTTACTGGAATAATCTAACCATTTCCATACATTATCAAGTTCAATTACAAAATCATTTGTTGGATGGTAATTTAAATAACAATAAAAACTAGATAAAAATAATTGTTGTTCAAATCCTGTAAAATTTTCTTTAATTTTAGCCAATAGTTTAACATTATAGTCGTTTGATAACTTAGTAATAGGATTTGATTCAATTAAATTGACAATATCAAGTGTATCCATTTTATAATAATATATTAGTTATTATCTTTAAATAGTAATTCTTGCTTATTATAATTAAAAGCAAGTTTTAAAAGCAAGATTTTTTACCATTTACTCTTTTTTACTAATATTTTTGGACCTTGGCCTCTCTTTTTAACGTTATTTGGGTCATATTGTTCTCCTTCATCATCATCATCATTGAGTTGTTTGGATAAATCCCAAAACTCTTTTGAACCTAATCTGAAATCATTATGAGAATCAGCTTTATAATAGAAAACTTGGTCATTCAATTTATTTGACTTGGAGTTGTTATTAATAACCAAGCATTCATAATTTTCAGTACATTGATCCATTACTTGACAAAATGCCTCAAATGTAGGAAACATACCTGCATAATTTTCATAAATACGCTTTCTATTTGCAATGTATGGTTCTCTCAAAATGAACACGTAATCAATGTTAGTTCTGAGGGTTGGAGGAATACCTAAAGGATATTGCATTGTGATGACTAACATGACCTTCCAGTGACGTCCGTTCATAAACAAAAGTCGCATCATTTTATCACGTGCCCAAGTGTTATCATATAAACAATCATCTAAAATAACGAATGTTCTAGGATCAATAGTGCTGCGTTTGAATTGTTCCATTTCCTTTTTTATTTGTTTTAATACACCTCTCTGACGTTTCAAAATATTTTCAATGATTGCCGTATTGTATTCATTATGAATGAATAACTTAGGAACTAATTTTCCATAAAATCCGTTACCTTCTTCAGTTCCAGAAATAACTGTTCCAATAGGTATATCTTGGTGATAATATAATAAATCTTTTACTAAAAATGATTTACCTGTATCACGACGACCAATTAAAACAACTACAGGTCCTTTAGATTCATTTGGTTTAAAACTAATACTTTTCATGTCAAATCTCTTAAGCTCTAAATTCATTATTATAAAAACAAAGAAAATTAATTTTATCTCTTTAAACGAATGTTATAGGCATATTAATATTTTGTTAGTTTTATGTTTAGGATATTAAGGAATTAATATAAACCTTGTTATTAAAGGATTATTAATATAATAAGTTAAATATAATTTAAATTAATATTTTAATTAGCTAATGACTATTTCTGTTAATTACCAGAAACGAAAGAATAATCATCTTTTTAAACAATTACAAACTAACAAACATATCAATGTGACAAATATTCAAAATTATATTCCTATTTATGATAGATTCTTTTCATTAAATAGCACAAATTGGAATTCTATTATTTTAAATCACCAATGGAATATTTCTGAAATTAAAGATTCCAAAAATAAGGAGGATCCAGAACATATTTTTAACTGTAAATTAAAAAGTATTGATGATGACGATGATTTGACTACATCTCAACACGTTTTTATTAAAATGGCCCCTCTTTTAGATCCATTTAAGTATGTTGTTGGAAAATATAATCATACTGATCCACACTTATTCAATCTTCCTTCATTTAATAAAGAAAACATTGTTCATTCTAAAATTGCTGATCCTAATAATTCATCATTTATTGATGGCTTTTTCTCATTTTTAACAAGTAAGACCCTACATTGTCATGGGTTTATTCATGGATTAGACTACTATGGTTCATTCTTAGGAATAAAAAATGATTATAAACTTGATGTTATTGATGACATAGATTATTTAATACAGTCTGATTTTTTTAATAAACAGAAGAATGTGTTGTTCAAGATTGATGATTATTCTCATTTAATTACAGATAATATTCCTAAACCGTTACAGCCTTTAAAAATTTCTTCTAGTTTAAAATCAACAACTTCTAAATTATCAGTAAAATCAATTGATGATTCAATGTTTGAAAATATATTCGAAACTCCATTATCTTTTTCTGAATATACTAACAATTCTATTTCTCTAGATGATGTAAAAACTATGGGAGCTGAACTTATTGATATTACAAATTCAAATGTATTTGATGTTAGTACACAAAGAAAACCAGAAACTCTCAAATCAGGTTCTACATGTTCGTCTAGAACCTCACATACTAATGATAATGATTTAAGTGATACTGATGAATGTGATGAAGAAAATGATAAAAGTAATAATGAATTATGTGATAATACAAGCAGAAGTGTAAGTAGAAGTGGAAGTAGAAGCTCTCATTCGGATACAAATGATGAAACTGAGGAATGGGAAGATTGTGATAGTGAAACTACTATTTCAGAAGAATCATTAATACTTACATTTCCTCAATTTCCAGTTCAACTTATTTGTATGGAAAAATGTGAAAAAACATTTGATGATCTAATAATTGAAGGAGAATTATCAAATGATGAGTGGTTTTCTGCATTAATGCAAATTATAATGATTCTTATTACATATCAAAAAATGTTTTCTTTTACACATAACGATCTTCATACTAACAATATAATGTATATTCCAACAAGTAGAAAAATTATTTATTATGTTTATAAAAAGAAAACATATAAAGTACCAACATTCGGAAAAATATACAAAATTATTGATTTTGGAAGAGCAATATATAAATTTAATGGAAAAATATTCTGTAGTGATAGTTTTCAAACTGGCGGAGATGCGGCTACACAATATAATACAGAACCATATTTTAACGAAAAAAAGCCCCGTTTAGAACCCAACTTTAGTTTTGATCTTTGTAGACTTGCATGTTCAATTTTTGATTATGTTGTAGATGATTTTGATATGCTTAAGAATATGAGTGAATGTTCTCCATTAGTTAATTTAATTGTTGAATGGTGTATTGATGATAATGGAATTAATGTTCTATATAAGAATAATGGAGTAGAAAGATATCCTGATTTTAAATTATATAAAATGATTGCCAGATATGTTCATAAACATACCCCAATTAACCAGCTTGAACGTAAAGAATTTAGCAATTTTATAATATCAAATAAAAATATTCCAAAGTCTGAACAGATAATTAATATAGACGAATTACCATCATATTGCTAAAAATATAATTTACACTGAAATATAATATCTAATTATATTATATGTCAGATTATGGGTTTATTATTACACGACATGTTAATACGGAAGAAACTAATAGATATTGGAACCAATGTGTAAAACTTATTAGAACATATTATCCTTTCCGTAAAATTATTATTATAGATGATAACAGTAAACAAGATTTGGTTAAAGCTGATCATGAATATAAAAATATAACTGTTATACAATCAGAGTATCCTGGGAGAGGGGAATTACTTCCATATTTATATTATTTAAGATATAAATGGTTTGAAAATGCAGTCATAATTCATGATAGCTTATTTATTCATACAAGAATACCATTTGAAAAATTTAATATGCCAGTGTTGCCATTATGGCATCACGTATATGATAAAGAAAATTTAAATAATTTACTAAGAATAAGTTCTGTTCTAAAAAATAACAGAGAAATTGTGAAAAAAATGATAGGTTCGGATATTAATATACTTGGTATGAATAAAGTAGACTCTATTTTATGTTTTGGCGGTCAATGTTATATAAAACTAAAGTTCTTAGAAATGCTAGAAAATAAATATAGCATTACTAATTTAATAGATGTTGTGAAAAATAGAACAGATCGTTGTGGATTAGAAAGAATTTTAGGGTTATTATTTTGTCAGGAATATTCTAAACTAATAAAAATAAAATCTCTATTTGGAGATATTTTAAAACAAAATAGAACCTTCAATTATACATATAATGATTATAAAAATGATTTAAACAATAAAAAGGTTATTTATCCATTCGTTAAAGTTTGGACTGGTCGTTAAACCATATTATATTTATTCTTTCTACTTTTATTCTTTCTACTTTTATTCTTTATACTTTTATTCTTTCTACTTTTATTCTTTATACTTTTATTCTTTCTACTTTTATTCTTTCTACTTTTATTCTTTCTACTTTTATTACCTCCGTTTGTTAGTTCATCTAATAAACTATCATGATCTTTCCAAATAACAATTTCACTAGGACCTTCTAAATCTGAAGTGGAATATTCATCATTACCATTTAATTTTTCTTCATTTATAATTGTTCCATCATATTCGTCTCCAAAATATTGTTTTACCAAATTATGATACTTTTTATTTTCTAAATTTCCAGAATATTGAAAATCAGGATTACTATATTCAACTATTTTATTATTTTCTGGGCTAATTGTATTTTTAATCATTGTTCTAATATCGGCGTTTCCAATATCTAATAATTTTGGTTGTCTTTTAAATTTATAAGCTTTACCTAGGTTACCATAACTTTCTCCATAATTTGGTTTTAAAGCAAACCATTGTAAATCACTCATCTCATTAGTAGGAATATAAGTATGAAATTGTTTGTATATTATAGGGTATTCAGTCATATAATATATAAATAAATTAAATTTAAAATGGAGGATTGTCAGTAAATGCTAATGGAGATACGGGAATTGTAGAATCATTTATTACTGGTTTTAATTGATCTACAATGAAACTACCAACAGTTACACTAACATAGACTAACAATGAATCTCTAACTAAAAATTTAAGAGGTTTAGGCTCTTTATCAACATATCTCATTTCTAAGAATTTTGCTACAAAAAAAATAACGGATATGATTCCTGCTATTAAAAATATATTATCCATATTACAATATATTTTTAGATTTCTAATAAATTATTAACGCATTGAGTAAATTATGCTAAAATTTCAATTTCATCTAATAAAAAATCTGGAGATAGTTTTACTTCTGGTGGATTAATTACGTGAACATCTAAACTACTCAACGGAATATCTTCATCGGATATTTTTAATATTTCATCATCATCCTCTTCCATCTTTCGTTGTATATTTCTTAATGCACTAATTTCTTCTAATCTTTCAATAGTTTTGGGTGCATTAACAAGTTCTTCCTTTCCATTTTTACCCATTACCGAATCAACATCATTAAATTTTAAACTAACGTTTCCATCTTTACCTTCAAAAATAGCTTGACTTTCAACTTTGTCTTTGGGTTTTTCAATAATTTGTTCCTTTATTTCTTCAGTAACTTCTTCTTCTACAGTTTCGTCCATATATGCTCTTAAAATATTTTCAACAGGAATGCTTTCTCTAACAGCGTTTAAAATACATTCTTGAACAATTATTTCTAACTCTCTATTATGACGTTGTACCTGTAGAGGAGCAGAATTTAATTCAAAAAGATAAACATTTCTATAAATTTTTCTCGCGACATTAACATAAGTTTTATGAATAAAATCATCTAACTTTGGAATATTAATATCAATCTTCTTTTGTTTTTGTCCAACACGCATAGCTGTTAATAATTTTAGTTGAATAATATGAATACATGTTACTAATTCTTCTAAATAAGAACAACCACTTCTTTCTATAATTCTTTTTCTTTCAGTCTCAATAATATTGGCATTCCATTTAGGTATTCTTGTGATAAAATTTTGAAATGTCATCAAGTATTTATCAGTTTCTCCATTTTCTTTACAAAGCTTATATGATTCATCAAAAATAGATTTGAACCCTTCAATTACTAAAGGGGTCAATATAGTTAATAATCGGGCACCCCATTCATTTTTAGATTCATGCAACGAGCTAACATTAAAATCATCCATAATGTAAATATTTAATGTTAAAAAATAAGTATTTAAACTAATTTGCTAAATGATTTGTATTATTGACACTGAAAAAATATATCTGAATTATTATTTTTGTATTTACATGATAACTCGTGGTATT